CTTTAACACTGAGTGGTAACATAACAGCAGGCAATGTTACCACCGCAGGTACAACAACCACAGTTGATTTAACAGCAACAGGTACAGTAGATTTAGGTGCAGTTGGAAATGTTACCATAACCGGCGGCAGTTCGGGTCAAGCAATTGTAACTGACGGTTCAGGCGGCCTGTCTTTTTCATCAGTTAGTCAAACATTTCCAATGTATATACATGTAGTAGAAAGAGATGACACAACTACATCAGTGGGTTTACAATTTCCCGTTAATGGATCAGTTAGAAAATACGAAGTATACACCCAAGATGGTACTGCGGTAGGATTGGACACTTATTCATCATGACATGCAATTTAAATAAATATAGTAAGAGAGATGAAAATGGCTAATAGATTTCCGCTAGTACTAGATCAAGGCAACCTACAAATTCGAGAGATACCTTCGGGTGATAGTCTCGACTTATCAGGTGCTGGAATTGCAAATGCAGTTAACATAACTGCAACAGGTAATATAACTGGTAATGTTTTTATAGGTGACGGTAGTCAACTTACAGGAATCGGCACAAATATCTCTAATGGTACAAGTAATGTTGAGGTTGTAAGCTCGGGCGGCAATGTAACAGTTGGGGTTGGCGGCACTGCAAACATTGCTGAATTTTCAACAGGCGGCATGCAAGTAACTGGTAACATTGTTCCTGCAGCAAACGTTACATATAACTTGGGTAGCCCAACCTTACAGTGGAATGATCTTTATGTTGGTCCAGGATCACTTTATATTGACGGACAAAAAGTTCTCGAATCGGATGCAGGTACTATTGTTGTTACTGCCGACGAAGACCAATCGTTAACACAAAAAACAACTGGTACTGGTGTAACAACTATTCAATCTGCGGCGGCAGTTAATTTAACTGCAACTGGCAGTGCAGACATTACTCTAACAACCGGCAGTGGTCAAATTGAAATAGATGGCGATTTGGCTATGGGTACTGGTAAATCAATTATTAGTGCCGATAGTAACCCAATTAGTGTTGCTGACAATGTAGACTTTAATCAAAATACTATTTCTAATGTTTTAATATTAACTGCAACTGGTAACATAACTGGTGGTAATATTGTTACCAGCGGAAGTGTTTCACCAGCCACAGTGTCAACAACAGGCGCAATAACTTCGGCTACCACTATTACAGCAACAGGCAACATTGTTGGTGGAAATATTGAAGGTACTAGTGTAACTGGTACATTACTTACAGCAGCACAAACTAATATTACAAGCGTTGGTACACTAGGATCACTAAGTGTAACCGCTAATGTAAGTGCAGGTAATGTTGATGGTACAAGAGCTAACTTTACAAACGTAGTAGGTACTTTAGAAACTGCATCACAAACTAATATTACAAGCGTTGGTACACTTGGTTCGCTAAGTGTAACTGGTAACGTAAGCGCAGGGAATGTTGATGGTACAAGAGCTAACTTTACAAACTTAGCAGGTACAATAGAAACTGCATCACAAACTAATATTACAAGCGTTGGTACATTGGGTACCTTAGCAGTTACAGGAAATATCACAAGTGGTAACGTAAGTGCAACAATGTTTACTGGCGATGTTACTGGCGATGTTACTGGCGATGTTACTGGCGATGTTACTGGTAATGTAAGCGGCACGGCTTCCACTGTTACAACTGCTGCGCAACCAAACATCACAAGTGTTGGTACATTAACAAGTGTAGACGTTAGCGGAGATGCAATTATTACCGGTAACTTAACAGTTAGTGGCGATACAAATTATACAAATGTTACAACCTTTACTGTACAAGATCCAATTATTGATCTTGGACGTGGTGCAAACAACACTCCACTTTCGAGCGATGATGGCAAAGATAGAGGTACACAGCTATATTACTATACTGACTCAGAAAAGAGTGCATTTGTTGGTTATGATAACAGTGGCGATAAATTTATACTTGCTAAAGATGTTAGTATAAGCAATGAAGTTGTTACAGTCAGCACTTATGGTAATACAGTTGTTGGAGGGCTTGAAGCCGCAACAGTTGAAGCAAGCGGCAATATAGATGCTGGAAACGTAAATGCAACTAGTGTTAGCGGTACGTTGATTACTGCAACACAAACAAATATTACGTCAGTAGGTACATTAGGTACACTAGCAGTCACTGGAAATATTACAAGTGGTAACGTAAGTGGCACCAGAGCTGACTTTACTAATTTAGTAGGTACTTTAGAAACTGCATCACAAACAAACATTACTAGTGTTGGCACGTTAGGCACATTGGCAGTAACTGGAAATATCACAAGTGGTAACGTAAGTGGCACAAGAGCTGACTTTACTAATTTAGTAGGTACATTAGAAACTGCTGCTCAAACAAATATTACGTCAGTAGGTACATTAGGTACACTAGCAGTCACTGGAAATATTACAAGTGGTAACGTAAGTGGCACTAGAGCTGACTTTACAAACGTAGCAGGTACTTTAGAAACTGCGTCTCAGACAAACATTACGTCAGTGGGTACACTAGGTTCACTAGCAGTCACAGGTAATGTAAGTGCAGGTAATGTTGACGGTACTAGAGCCAACTTTACAAACCTAGCGGGTACTTTAGAAACTGCTGCACAAACAAATATTACATCAGTTGGCACACTTGGTTCGCTAAGTGTAACCGGTAATGTAACCGGCGGAAACATAGTTACAGGTGGTATAGTTGATGCAACTGGTAATGTTGAAACTAGTGGATATTTTATTGGTGATGGCTCTCAACTAACATCTTTGTCAGTGCTTGGCGGTTTTAATAACTCAACCATACAATCGTATCCAACAGGCGACTACGGTTCAGGGGAAACATATATAGGCGAAGATGCATCAACTGATGCATTTGGACAGTCGTTAATTGGAGTTTACGATTGTATGGAACCTTCAGGTAGCTTACAAACATCTGATTTAGGTGCCCTAACTTGATAAATAAATTAAAATATAAACAGGATTTGAACAATGCCAACGCAAGTACAATTTAGACGAGGAACAACTACTCAAAATAATAGCTTTACTGGTGCTGCCGGAGAACTTTCAGTTGACACAACGCTAGACACTATCCGTGTACACGACGGCAGTACTGCTGGCGGGTTTGAAATTGTACAGAAAGCAGCTACACAAACGCTTACAAATAAAACGCTAACTAGTCCAACAATCAACAGCCCAACTCTTGCAATGGGTACTAACAAAATCACAGGACTAGGTGATCCTACTACTGATCAGGATGCTGCAACTAAAACATATGTTGACACGGCAGTAGCTAGTGTTCCAGTTGGTGATATTACAGCAGTTACAGCAGGCACTGGATTAAGCGGTGGAGGTACCAGCGGAGACGTTACTGTTAATTTAGCTGACACAGCCGTAAGTGCAGGTGACTATGGTAGCTCAACAGCAATTCCGGTTATTACTGTTGATGCACAAGGTAGACTTACAGCGGCTTCAACAGCAAGTATTTCAACATCTTGGACATTAACTGGTGACAGTGGATCACAAACAGTTGATGGCGGAGACACAGTTGACATTGCAGGTGGTACAGGTATAACAACAACAGTTTCGGCTACTGATACATTAACAGTAACACTAGATAACACAGCCGTAAGTGCAGGTGACTATGGTAGTGCTACTGCAATTCCAGTTATTACTGTTGATGCACAAGGTAGACTTACAGCAGCAACCACAGCGTCTATATCAACATCATTTACATTAAGTGATGGTAGTAACACTCAAACTATTAGCGGCGGCGACACACTAACAGTTACAGGTGGAACTGGAATATCAGCAACTGTTGGAGCAACAGATACAGTTACACTTGCTACTGATTTATCTGAACTAACTGATATGACAGCAACAATGACTGGTACAGACGAGTTTATTGTACTTGATGCCGGTGCAGATAGACGTAAGGCGGCAAACGAAATTGGATTGAGTATCTTTAACAACGATAGTGGATTTACTACTAACGTTGGTGATATCACAGGTGTTACAGCAGGATCATATTTAACAGGTGGTGGCACAAGTGGTAGTGTTACATTAAATGTAGATGCAACTACAACATCAACTGCAAGCAAGATTGTAGCACGTGACGGCAGCGGTGACGTATATGCTAACCTTTTTCAAGGTACTGCAACTAGTGCTCGATATGCTGACTTGGCAGAAAAATATACAACAAGTGAAGAACTTGTGCCAGGCACAGTTGTATGCATTGATGCTGACGAAACACATGACGTAGCACCTGCACAAAGAGGCTGTATAGCTATTGGTGTAGTATCAACTAATCCAGCACTAATGATGAACAGCGAAGCAGATGGTCAATACATTGGTCTAAAAGGACGTTTGCCTGTACGTGTAATTGGTGCAGTTAGCAAAGGTCAAGCAGTATACGTTGATGACAACGGTTGTGCAAGCACAGCAATTAACGGTGGATCTATTGTAGGTATTGCATTAGAAAGCAATAACAACGATGATGAAAAACTAGTAGAGTGTGTACTAAAAGTATAAAACTATTTGTTAGTGTTTGCTAAAACCATTTTTAACTTTTCTTGAATTGATTCAATATTAACCATGGTCCATAAACCAGGATGCAAGGGTTTTGGCCAAGAATTTTTATCTATCCAAGCGTAGCCAAGGTGTTCGTAATTTAAAATTGGCAAAAATTCTTGATCAAGGATACAAAGGTATGTGTTGTAAACAAACTTTTGATTTGGGCTTGTAAATTTTTCTATAGGAATAAGTTTTCCGTTTTTGGGATAAAATCCAATTTCTTCCAAACATTCTCGTTGTATTGCGTCAAGCAGTGTTTCATCTTTTTCTACTTTACCGCCGGGTAGTCCCCATGTGTCTGGATGTTTAGAATCGTTTCTTAAAAGATACAAATAACGTTTTGTGGATTTGCTATAAAACCAAACCCCAACAGCGTTTACAATATTATATTCCATTGACCTGCCCTGTACATACCATCATAACTCTTATACCAGTTTTCGCCATCCCAGCGATACTGTATAGTAGTAGTTATGTTGGTTACATACTGTAGGTCAGATAAAACTGCACTATTAAAAACAACTCTCCATTTATCACCATCATACTGAATAATATCATTGCGTTTTGCAATAAGAGCTTGTCCTTGTAATCCTTGCCAGCCTATAGGGTTTGTGGCATTAGTAACGTTTCCTGTATCATCAGTTAGCAAATATCGTTGTCCTGTGGCCGCAGCCGGCAATCCGTTGCCAGGTGAACTAAGCCCAGGATCAATAACAGCATCAATTGGATCTAATGTATTTGCCGGAAGTGTATCTTGATCAATAGTATAAATTAAAAATCTTGGATCAGCTGGGTTCTGAACAACAGTGCCGGCAATTTCTACATCAGGATCCCATGGGTTTACTAGGGTAATCATACTGATACCAGGACGCAAAACTCCGTATTCATTAATAATTGTGTCCCAGTGATCTTGTTGATTAGGCAACGGCGTTTCGAAAGGCGTTAAACTCGTAGCTGGCTCCGACAGTGTGCTTGATTGTGTTACTAACTGTAATTGCCCATCAAACAACACCACTCCATAATTTGACGGAGTAATATACTGTCTGGTGCCCATTAACAAATCGTTATCTAAAATTGCCGCCGCTGCGTCACCGTTTGCGTCAAATACTGAATTAACTACTCTTTCAACAACACCAAGTTTTTTAATTTTTGCAGGACTGCTAATCCAAATCGGAATACCAAAACGCAATGTTGCAATATCAATTGGATCATCTGTGCCGACAGGAATAGTACGACTAGTCCAACTAACACTGTCAAGGTCAACAGTTGTTAAGCTAGTCCAATCAATATAATTGTCAGTGCTTTGAACTTCAAGACTAGGGTTAAACAGTGTTAAAATTTGTTCAAGAATTTGTAGTTTTTGATTGGTGTTTGATGTCCAAATGTCCAAGTTAATTGATAATCTATAAGGAACAGGCATTAATCGTTCAACAGTAAATGCATTTCCTTGTGTTGTTTCATATGATTCTGTTGTTTCATCATAAGTTCTTTGTCTAACAGAAATTTTTGAAACATGATAAGGTTCTTGCATACGAGGCCTATCATAATCAAGCCCGTTAATATAAAATGTCATCATTGGAGTTGACGGCATACTGTTAGAACTATTGTTTTGCATAATAGTTGCAGCTTGCCGAGATGCATCGCCGTACCGTACAGGTATACGTATTAATGCATGAGATCCGTCATCTTCTTTGCCATATTCGCACTGAAAATTACTAAGCATGCGAGTAAATTGCAGCAAGTATCGTCGAATTTGTTCACTGTAAAAAAATTGTTGCATTATTAACCGCCGTTGTCTGCTTTAGGAATAAGTGCTTCGTTAAGACTTTGTCTACTTTCAATTGTACCGCGATCATTAGTAGCCACTGTGTCAGTGTTGTTAACAAAACTTGATCGTAATGTTTGATTCTCTGCGCCAGGTGTAAGTTCTGTGCGTACAGCATCTTCAATTTTAACCCAACGTGCGCCATCATATCTAAACAAACGATTTGGGAAATAATCTAAACGCAAAACATATTCTCCTGTGGTTGGATCTAATGGGAAAGATACCCCTGGTGTTACTGGCAGTCCGTTAGGTGCTATGCCATCGCCAGTTAAGTAACCGTCAGTGTACCCATCAGCTCTTGGGGTAGCTAATCCTTCAGTCATAGTGATGCCCGAAGATGAATTTATGTCAACATCACTGGCATTTGTTGGGCTTGGATCAGCTGGTGTTCCGTCTGGATTGGTTGGTAGTATATAAAATTTAACAGTATCGTAACCACTTTTGGGAACTTCGGCTTCTGCTTGAATTAGAATTGCATCGTTTATTTCTAAATCTTTTGCTCTTGTTGTAATTTTTTGTTCTAGTGTGTTAGCAGTTTTTTCAATCCAATACTCAGTATTTGTAATTTCAACCCCAGCTGGAACATTCTTGAGGGCTTGATAATATACATCGCCATAGTTTACAACAGAGCCCATTGGATAAAAATTGCCATTGTCCCATATATTGTTTTCTTCAAAAGGCTTGCTTAAAATATCTGCAAACTCTTGTGCATTAACTAGTGGTGTGGCTTTTACACGCCACAGATGAGGTAACCAGGTTTGTGAAAAACCTTCACTGGCATATGCCGCATCTTGAATAACATAAAACTTTGGTATTGGTAATGTATTGGTATCCAGTGGATGATAATCTTTTAAGTTTGGAACTTCAATAACGTCACCGCTCATGAGCTTTCTTCCCATTGTGTCAAGCATATCATTATAATGAAATGTTAAAAACAGGGTGTCGTTATTTAAAAATAAACCAAATTGTGTTAAATCAAAATCAATATCTTGCGAGTTGTATACTGCCCGCATTACGTAAATATCATCATCGTATGCACGATCGCGGTTTTCAAGTAAAAGCAAGTCCTCAATAAAAAGAGGATTTTCGTAACCATACTTTGGTTGGGTAGCGTCTTGATTTACCGGTGCTTCTTCCGTAGAGCTATCACCAACTACTTTTGGTCCTAAATACTTGTGTACGTACACATCGGCGCCACCAACTTGATACATCTCACGCACTGTTCGATCTATAAATTGGTAGTCATTTGTCCTATTTGGGCGGTATAAACTAAGTTTTGGCATATTTTGTATCCATACACGTATTTATTAAAAAGCAATCGAATAAAAAATCTAATAATTTCAAATACTTACGTGATCAAAAAAAGGTTGACCTTTAGATACAGTTCTGCTACAATATATCATATATAACGCTAATACACAGTTTGTTCACGGAGATGTCTATGAAACTTACCACCAAGCAATTACGCCCAAAAGCTGCTGATACTAAATGGTTAGGCAACGAACCAACTTGGGAAAAACAACCCGAGGATCAAGTTCGCCAGTCTGAAACTGGTAGAGCGTTTAACTGGTACAACTATTATTACACTCGCACCGAAGCAAAACTAATGCTGATACAGTATTTAGAAATTAACGAGCGCCCAGACGAAGTTAAACTTGTATCAAAAGTAAACGACAAATATATTATGAATGCTATGGGCTGGTGGGCTCGAATGACTGTAATGGGCTTCAAACAAACCGAAGCTGAAAAAACCAAACTTGAAACATATATTAGTGGACTAATAGAAAAAGTCAAAGCTGACAAAGAATCCAAAAAAGCCGAAGTACAAGAAAAAACTACTGTGCCAAAGCCAAATATTCAAGATCATTTACGAGAAAAGGTATACGAGTGTTGTGGGGAAATTGACGGCATGTTTGATGACTTTATTGATCACGGTGCAACAAAACAATCCTTAGACAAATTTAGTCCATTGGATCAAATGAGACGTATGAATATTTCTCCAAACATGGTATCTCTTATAGTTCGAGCATGGGAACCACAAATTGAAGAATTTAAAGAAACACTTGAAGGTAAATGTCCTCAATTAGTTGAAGGATATCGACATGTAACCAAAGCGCAAATGAAAAACTGGATTAAGTTTGGCGAAAAAGTTATTGCTGATACTGAAGCATATGTGCAAATCAAGAAAGTTGAAAAAAAGCCAAGACGTGTTCGTGCTGTTAGTCCAGAAAAACTATCTCGCAAATTTAAATATCTAAAACAGTTTGAAGAACTTAACATAAAAAGTGAATCTCCTGTTAAACTTGTAAACGGAACAGAAGCATGGTTGTACAATACCAAAACTAGAAAACTTATACACCTGGTAGCAGATTCTTTAGCTAAATCTTATTCTGTTAAAGGTGCATCGGTTATTGGGTTTGATCCTAGGCAAACTGTACAAAAAACTCTACGTAAACCAAAAGAACAACTTAAGGAACTAATGAGTGCAGGCAAGCCAGCTTCTCGCAAAATCTTTGAAGGCATCAAAGCTACTGAAATTAAATTTAACGGACGCAGTAATGAGAACTTAATGATTTTAAAAGCCTGGTAAATACTAAATCGGGAGTGTAGATATGGAAGAGAATTCATTAAGTCTGTTAAAGCAAAATTTGTTTGAATATGTTAAATTGCAATTAGGTAGCGAGATTATTGATCTAGAGCTTGATCCAGCTCATTATGAATCAGCATATCAAAAAACAATTGGCACTTACAGACAAAGAGCAACTAGTGCATATGAAGAAAGTTATAGTTTCTTAGAGCTTGTTGACGATCTTGAAGTATATACTCTTCCGCAAGAAGTACAATCGGTAAGACAAATTTTTAGACGCACGTTTGGCAATAGCCAGGGACCTTTTTCAAGCAGTTACGATCCGTTTAGCCAAGCAAGTTTAAATGTATATTTGATGAACTATAATGTAGCTGGTGGTCTTGCAACATATGATTTTTACAGTCAGTATGTTGAGTTATCTGCTAAAATGTTTGGTGGTTATCTAAATTATACATTTAATCCTGTGACTAAAAAACTACAGCTAATACGCCGACCTCGGGGCTCGGGCGAAAATGTTTTGCTTTGGACATACAATCTAAAACCTGAAATTACATTATTGCAAGATTATCAAATTAGTCAGTGGATAAGAGACTTTATGGTTGGTTCGGCAAAACTCATAATTGGCGAAGCACGTGAAAAGTTTGCATCTATTGCTGGTCCACAGGGTGGTACTACACTTAATGGTTCTGCTATGAAAGCAGAAGGACAGCAAATTATGGATGTTAAAATTGAAGAACTCAAAAACTATATTGACGGATCACAGCCATTAACTTTTGTAATTGGCTAAAAAGTCATTGACAACCTTTTAAATACCTAGTATAATGTTAACATGAAAATATACTCATGTGACGTAATGATCGATATTGAGTGTTTGGGTGTTGGCCCAGACGCACTAATCTTAACCATAGCCGCAGTTGCATTTGATCCATTTAGCAATAGAATTGACCAAGAGCATTCTATGTATTTTAGGATTGACCCCGAAAGCCAACCAGATAGAGGCATTGATGATGCTACAGTTGAGTGGTGGTCAAAGCAACCAAAAATTGCTCAAGAAGAAGCATTCAGTGAAGATGATAGAGTCCCACTAAAAGACGCCCTTGAAAAACTATCATCATTGATTTGGAGAAGCAATAGGATATGGGCAAACGGCATCACTTATGATATGACTATTTTAGAACATGCTTATAAACAGTATGGTATAAATTTGCCTTGGCAATACTATAGAGTAATGGATGCAAGAACTGTATTTAAAATGTTACCTAGTCTTGGCAAACCTAAAAATAATCACCATGCATTTTATGATTGTGTAAATCAGATTGAAATGCTACAAGAAACCTTCCATCATTTTAACATACAGGAGTTAGGAAAATAATCAATGATTATTGGAATTTGTGGGTTTATTGGTAGTGGCAAAGATACTATTGCTGATTTCCTAGTATCTCATCACGGTTATAGACGAGAAAGTTTTGCAGGCACCCTCAAAGACGCAGTAGCATCAGTGTTTGGATGGGATAGAATAATGCTTGAAGGAACAACCAAAGCAAGCCGTGCTTGGAGAGAACAAGAGGACGAATGGTGGAGCGAGCGTCTTGGAACAAAAGTTACTCCAAGATTGGTTTTGCAACTTTGGGGAACAGACGTATGTCGTAAAGCGTATCATGACGATATATGGATTGCTAGTTTAGAAAATAAATTGCGTAAAATTGAAGATAACATTGTTATTAGTGATTGTCGTTTTCCAAACGAAATACAAGCAATTAAAAATTTAGGCGGGGAAGTAATTCGGGTTATTAGAGGTGCCGAGCCTGCTTGGTATGACAAAGCAATTGATTGCAATGCAGGCATGAAAAGAATTGGATGGTCAATTGCAAAAATGGTTCTTGAAGATCAAGGCATCCACGCTAGCGAATATGCATGGGTTGGTACAAACTTTGATCACATTTTAGACAACAACAGTACACTTGATAACCTACACAAACAAGTTAATGATCTGGTTCAAGGTCACCGGGCTGCCAAGGTAAATCACTAAATCTTAATCCAACAACACAATTTTGACATATTGATTTTAAATTTCTTATGTTGTTGTTGTTTAGGTTTCCGTCAACATGATATACTAATATCTGTGCTTGGTATCTAGCCTTAAATCCACACAAGTCACAATGTAATTTTTTCTCGTAACCTGCCTCTTTCCAACGAGGAACAGGGACTCGAATTTTCTTGTTTCTACGATTACAACTCTCACACCTAGACCTATAATGCGGCTTTTTATTGTCCGAATAATAGTTTATAGCACAAGGTCTTTGGTTACATGCTTTGCATAATGGGCGTTTCATGTAGGTATTTA